ACAAGAGCAAAAGAAAACTTATTCATAATGAATCAAGGTTATGAATATCAATACAACATAGGAGAAGAAATAATATGACAAATAAAGATATGTTTGATCAAGCATTTCCACAAGATAAGCAGATAGGCGGGAGTCACTACAAAGACTTTCATATTCAACCGTATGAATTTATTTCTAAGAACGACCTTTCTTTTTTTCAGGGAAACGTTATAAAGTATGTATGTCGTTACATGAATAAAAATGGCATACAAGATTTAGAAAAAATAATTCATTATTGTGAATTAGAAATTAAAAAAATGAAAGATATAGATGTCAAAAATAAGAAAAAATATAAAGATAAATAATTATAAATTTGTATTAGAAATATATCCTGCAAGAAATGGATGTAATGGAAAAGAAGGACCTTATTGGGAAATATTTCCACATAACTATAAAGCATCATTATATGCTTTTAGTAATAAAGATAACTTAAATAAAAAAATAGAAAAAGAATATTTGTGAACATAATTGCTGTTTATGATTTGTGTTTTTACACACTGTGTACTTATTATTTTTGGAGTAAATTAACATGATGTTTGAAGCACAAAAGGAATGGACTTGTCCAGAAACTTTCCCTGATTTAAGTCAGGCAAAATATATTGCAATTGACTTAGAAACTAAGGATCCTAATTTAAAATCAAGAGGTTCTGGTGCAGTTATTGGTGAAGGTGAGATAATAGGTTTTGCTTTAGCTGTTGATGGTTGGTCAGGTTATTATCCAATAGGACATAGAGAAGGTAATTTAGATAAAAGAATTGTTCTAGATTATATAAAAGAAGTTTGTGCAACTGATGCAGTTAAAATATTTCACAATGCAATGTATGACGTTTGTTGGTTAAGAGCATACAATATAAAAATAAATGGTTTCATTGTAGATACAATGGTTATGTCATCATTAATTGATGAGAATAGATTATCTTACACATTAAATAGTATTGGTTTTGAATATCTAAGAGAAGTTAAAGATGAAAAAGGATTGAAAGCTGCAGCAGAAGCTGCTGGTGTAGATGCTAAATCAGAAATGTATAAACTCCCTGCAATGGACGTTGGAGCTTATGCAGAAAAAGATGCAGAACTTACTTTAGAATTATTTAAAGTTTTATCTAGAGAGATACACAAACAAAATTTATCTGAGATATTTGACCTGGAGACACAACTCTTTCCTTGTTTGATTGATATGAAATTCAAAGGAGTAAGAGTAGATGTAGAAGCAGCACACCAATTAAAACAGTCAATGGTGCAAGAAGAACAAGAGTTATTATTAACAGTAAAAAAAGAAACAGGAATTGAACCACAGATATGGGCAGCGAGAAGTATTGCGAAAGTTTTTGACAAACTCGATTTACATTATGAAAGAACTTTGAAATCACAAGCACCATCCTTTACTAAAAATTTTTTATCTGAACATAAACATCCATTAGTACAAAAGATTGCGAAAGCAAGAGAAATAAATAAAGCACATACAACCTTTATAGATACAATATTAAAACATGAGCATAGAGGTAGAATTCATGCGGATATTAATCCAATAAGATCGGATCAAGGAGGTACAGTTACCGGAAGATTTAGTTACAGTAATCCTAATCTACAACAGATCCCTGCAAGAAATAAAGATTTAGGACCAAAGATAAGATCATTATTTATACCAGAACAAAATCATACTTGGGGATGTTTTGACTATTCACAACAAGAACCAAGATTAGTTGTACACTATGCAGCAACAACAGATCCAATTATGTATGATGATTCTGTTACACAAATTGTAGAAAAATTTAAAAGTGATTCAGTAGACTTTCACCAAACTGTTGCAGACATGGCAGGGATATCAAGAAGTAATGCTAAGACAATTAACCTTGGATTATTTTATGGTATGGGTAAAGCAAAACTACAAGCAGAATTAGGTTTATCCACTAAGGCAGAAGCAGAAAATTTATTTAATCAATATCATGAAAACGTTCCATTCGTTAGAGAGTTAATGAATAGAACTTCACAACATGCTCAACTATCTGGATCAATTGGAACATTACTTGGTAGAAGATGTAGATTTAATAAATGGGAACCAAATACTTTTGGTATGCATACACCTATGTCTTTAGAAGAAGCAGAAAGAACTTATGGTAGAGGAAGAATTAGAAGAGCTTTTACATACAAAGCTTTAAATAAATTAATTCAAGGTTCAGCGGCTGATATGACTAAGAAAGCAATGTTAGATTTATATAATGAAGGTATTATACCGCACATACAAATACACGATGAATTGGATATTTCTGTAGAGTCACCTGAGCAAGCCAAAAAGATAATTGAAATTATGGAAAATGCTGTTAAACTAGCGGTCCCAAATAAAGTTGATTATGAATATGGTAATACTTGGGGTGAAATACATGGATAAATATTATGGCATATTTAAACGCGAACATTCCTCCAATCTATTGCAAAATACGGAAGGAGTATCTTTATGATCTTAAAGAACATCACGGAGAGTTTGAAGACTGCGTTATCTTTGGTTTGGTCTCTATTTCAGGTCGCGCACTCTTATTTAACATCATGCTACCCAACGGTGCGTGCTTTTGGCGTTTGCCTATATCAGCGTTTTTTCAAAAAGAATTTTCCAGAGCCGATGTGCCGGATATGCAGGCGAACGAGTTACAGTTGTGGAACTGTTTTAGTTATTGGCCTAGCGTGCATTGCTTTGATTGGTTGGCTGGTATAGATGGTAAATATCTAGGAAAAGATAAAAAATTCTATCATGGACAATATTTATTTACTATTGACTGGGCTCATCCAGAGACTAATATACTCAATACAGAGCATTCTGAAATTCCTCAAGAACATAAGTGCGCACATATATTGGCTCTTACTAACGGGAATTATGCAGCTCAGCCTAATAATCGCATTCTGTGGCATGTTAATAGCTACACTACTGATAACAGCTGGCCTGACTATAAAGTGCAAAATACGGTCTGGGATGTTGAAACTTCGGACTGGGTTACAGAAGATTCTGACAAAATGTTCTATGAAATAGAACCAACGGAGGACAAATGAATTTAGAAAAAGATTTAAAAGAACTGAGAAAACAAAAACAGATGAAAGAATCTGCGATTGCTCAACTTAGAAAAAGAAGTAAAGATTCTATTGCTAGACCAAAAGCGGAAAAGAATATTACTTCTAAAGATCCTAGACTTCAAGGAATTTAAATGAAAAAATATTGTAGTATTTGTAACCACAGGTGTCATTGCGTTGGACAAGGTTATTATGTATCTGGTAACAAATGTGACGCATGTATTTGTGATAAATGTGATTGTGGTGGCGTGAAGCTAGGAGCTAGTGTCAAGAAAAATTTTTGGCAAAAAATAAAAGATTGGTTATTTTAATGTTAGACAAATTCTTGTATAAATTTTTTGAAGGTATAGATAATTTTTTTTCTAAACTAGAAACTATTGCAATAAACATAACTACATGGTTATGGCAACAAAGAGTAGAACTTTTAAGAAAAAAACGAGGGAGAAAAAAATGAAAAAATGTAAACAATGTGAGAAAGAATTTGAACCAAAAGACGAGTTGGATATATTCTGTAATCAAGATTGTAAAGAAGAGGCATTAGCAGAATTAGATTCAGATTCTGATGAGTGTCTATCATGTCAGTAAAAATTTCAGAAAACACAAATATTGGTCTTCCATTACGAAATTTAATTTCGTTGGTGGCAGCTGTAGCTGTTGGAGCATGGTTTGCATTTGGTGTGATTGAAAGATTAAATAGATTAGAGACTAAGAATCAATTATTTGAAAAAGATTTATTAGAAGCATCAGTTCAAAAACCAATTGACCAAGAACAATTTATGATCCTGGAATGGCAGGCAACTCAAATAGAAAAGATGCAAAAACAATTAGAAGACAATGTACACACAGGTGTAATGTTAAAAGCACATGAAAAAGAAATAGAGAAATTAAAAAAAGATATAGAGAAATTAAAGGATGCAACAAGAGATATAAAATTTGCAAATGGTAATGGGAGTCATTAGTGGTAAAATTAGTATTTGCATTATGTCTATTTATAAATGGAAGTTTAGTTGAACATAGAATTCAAGATAGTTTATCAACTTGTTTAAAGATGAAAAGAGAAGCAACAAGAAACATGGACATGAAAAACAAACAATTTATGTGTGGTGAAGTAGAAGCGGAGCTTTACAAAAATGTCGATGGAAGCTATAGTATAGATAAAATTATTAAAGCGAAATGAACCTTTCACGAAATTTTACTCTTCAAGAGTTAATTAAATCGGATACAGCTATTCGAATGAATATCAATAACAATCCTAGTTCAGGTCAAATAGAAAAACTAAAAGCACTTTGTGAAAATATTTTACAGCCCGTACGGGATCACTTCGGTAGAGTAAAAGTAACTAGCGGATTTCGTAGTGAACAATTATGTGTTAAGATTGGTAGCTCTATAAATTCACAGCACGCCAAGGCCGAGGCCGCAGACTTCGAAGTAATGGGCGTAGACAATGCTGAATTAGCTGATTGGATATATAAAAATTTAGATTTTGATCAATTAATATTGGAGTTCTATACTCCTGGTGAGCCTAATAGCGGATGGATACATTGCAGCTATACCCCTGATCAACCTAGAAAACAATTCTTACACGCGTATAAATCAGAAGGTAAAACAAAATATAAACCAGTAATAGGAAAGGCAGTAGATCTAGTATGACGAAACAATTTAAAATATTTCATAAAATAGATACCGTGCATGGTATTTGTGAAGAGTGCCAGGAAGATTCAATTTTAGTTGCAATTGTTTCAGATTTTTATAGATGTACTAACTGCGGCCATGATACAAAACAACACATCAATGGCAGAATTAGATATTTAAAATTAGATGAGTCTGATAAAAAATGGATTAAGGATAATTATATTAAGTAATGGCAAAAAAATTTAAAGATCATGTTGTAAGAGATAAACCTAAAAAAAGAGGTAGTCGTCAACATAAAAAATCATTAAACAAAAATGAGAAAAGACAAAAGCGTACCCGGCGTTATAAGGGCCAGGGTAAAGGGTGAAGTTCTTTTTAACCATATATATTTGTTCAGTAGTCACACAAAACTGTGCGGAAGTACCGGTTGAAAACCACATGTACGATCGATTCTATAAAACTCATGCAGAATGTGTAAAGAAAGGACTCGGTGAGTCTTATGCTGTTCTTTATGATGGTAAGATATTTAAGTTAGACACTGTAAATGCTTTAGAATTATATCCTAAATTTATGTGTGAAAAAGTAGAAGATATTAAGAAAGACGCTTGACATATTATTTTATTATCCTATATTCATAGTTTAACGAATGAAAGGAAATAAAATGGTTATAGATAAACGATCTAGTAAATGTGTTTACATTACTATTGGTAAATGGGTATATTATATTGATGACTCTACCGGAGAACAAATAATACAAAAATGGAAGAAAGGTAAAAATGACTGATTATACTAAATACAAAAACATAACTGTTGATGACAGCACTTATGTAACTGTGACTAAGCTTCAGGATCATTTGGTCCCCGATATGAAAATATCTAGAAGCGAAGTAATAAGACAATTAGTAAAAGAGAAAGCGAGAAAACTAAATGGTAAACTTAAACCTAGCCGATAAAAGCGAGAAAGTATTAACAGAGATAACAAGCAACCCGACCGAGAAACTTTGGAGAAGTGTCTTGAGACAAGCTTTTGAAGACGCGTTTCTAGGAGCTAAATTACATTTATGTAATTACGAGCGGCAAGATGCGAGGGACTTTGTTAGCAAACGATCAACAAATTTTGATTATGTTTGTGAAATGGCCGGACTAAGTCCAGATTATGTTTGGGATAAAGTACAACAATTTAGAAAGGAGAAATATGTTTGGAAAAATGATCTGCAACGAGTGCAATGGTAATGGATTTGTCAAAGTTCCTTATGAAGAAGCAAAAGAGGAACAGTGGGCAAATTGTGAAAAATGTAACAGTCAAGGTGAGATTGAAATAGCTCCAGAAGATTTGGATTTAGACAAGACGCCAGAAAGGACACAATGATGGACGAACAAAGAAGTACATCAATAGAAACACAAAGACTAACTTTAGAATCTACTTTAGTTAAAGAACTAAATGGAATTATAAAAAAACAAAATGATGAGATTGATATGTTGATCAAACAAAAACAATATCTTCAATCTAAACTAAGGGAGAAGACTGATGATAAAAAGAGCGATAGTTGATGCACTAGAGGCTAGATATAATGCTCAAATCGCTGAAGCGGAAGCAACCATAAAAATTTATATGGAAAATTCTGTTGGCATCGGTGAGCATCCACAACACATTGATGAAGTAGATAAGTTAATACAAAAGATAGCTGAAGCGGAAGAAAATTTAGGTGTTTTAGAGAGCTATAAATTGTAATGGCTGATAACAGAGTTACTTTAGATTTATTTGAAGGAGAAGAACTTTCTTTAAATGCAAATGGAGTAACGATTCATCATAGTGTAGACATTAGTAAAATCTATCCAGGGATATTTGAAGAGAACGAATATATAATTCATTCATCAGGTGGTTATCATTTTTTTAAAGATGTTCATGTTCAAAGAAATAATATTCCAAAATGGTTTCAAGAGCCGGTATTTCCCTGGATACAAAGTGTCCATAGAAAAAATTATGTGCCGGTTCCAAGAGTTCCTTTGAACAGAGGCTTTTACCCCTACACTTCATTTAGTCAAAAAAGTAATAAAAAATTTAAAATGCATACAATGGTTGCGGAAGCTTTTATAGATAACCCAGAAAATAAAAGAATCGTACACCACAAAAACAATATGAAATTTGATTACCGAATCAGTAATTTAGAATGGAGGACGGATCAAGAAAACTCAGAAGGCCCTGGTAAAGAAAAATTAGTATCTCCAGTTGATACTTGGGATGCAGTGATGACAGAATTTACGCAATCTAGAAAACAATATGAGATGGAATAATGCCAAAATGTTTTAGTTGTCAAACAGAGTTAATCTGGCAAAACGATTATGATGGAGAGGATGTTGCACCGGATACCAATTATTTAATTGTATCGATGTATGAGTGTCCTAAATGTAACGCCTGGTATGAAGTGTATCACGGCAAACGAGAAGAGGATCTTGGAATATGGAATTAAAGTGGAATAAACAGTTTGAATACCCAAAGTCAGTTAGAGAATTAATTAACGAAAAACGTCATTATGCAATCGGTGATGAAAAATTACCTTCTGTTACAACGATATTGTCAGCGACACAAAATGCCGAAAAACAAGAGTCTTTAAAAAGGTGGATTGCTAAAGTTGGCGAGAATGAGGCAGAACGTGTCAAAAATACGGCAGGTGCAAGAGGTACTAAAATGCATAGTATTTTAGAGGGTTATATCGAGGGAGAAAACGTCTTAGATCTCACTGAGACGGGCGGAGAGGCGCATAGAATGGCTAATACGATCATTGACCAGGGTTTTAAGGATTTGGATGAAATATGGGGGTCTGAGGCGACTTTGGCGTATCCTGGATTGTATGCCGGAGCAACGGATCTAGTTGGAATTTATCAGGGGCGAGATAGTATAATAGACTTTAAACAATCGAACAAGCCGAAAAAGGTAGAATGGATTGAGGATTACAAGCTTCAAGGGGCAGCGTATGCGACTGCGCATGATTATATGTTTAAAACTAATATTGAGCAGATAGTCATCTTGATGTGTACACCGGATTGTTTCTTTCAACGGTTTATAATCAATGGAAAGGAATTCCGAGAATATAAATGGAAATGGTTAGAAAGGGTTAATAGATATTATGAACAGAAATCATAGAATAACACAACTTACACGGGAATGTGATGACCTAGCTGCGCGTTTCTGGCGGCTAGAGGCGAGCGGCAGGGGGCAAGGTTATTTAGAATGGTTACAAAAAGTGAAGCAAGTGTCTGAAATCATTGAACAAAATCGACCTAAGACCTTCTACTTTTTTGGAAATGAGCTAGAATCCGCTAATAGCAATGCTTCTAGACGATCGGCTCGAAAAAAAGTAGAGAAAAGTAGAGAAAAGTAGAACCGTAAGTCCTTGATATATAAGGATAAATTATTGTTTTCTACTTTTCTACTTTTATTTTGCCGAATTTGAAAATAATTATATTTAAAATATATTTTAGGTCCTATTAAGTGAAGTTAAAAGTGATACAAAAGGAACATGGTAAAAAAGAAATCAAAGTTTAGATCTATTCTAATTAATAAGAAAAGATATTATTTCTGCAAAATTACTTGGTTAGATATACTAGGTGACAGCGGGCATGCTGATACAAATGAGTTTAATGAGATGAAACCGGCTGAGATGATTACTCATGCGTATGTTTTTTATAACGATTCTAAAGTAGTAAAAACGTTTGCTAGTTATGATCTTCACTTTGAGTCTTTTAGTGATCGAAATGTATTTCCTAAAGGTTGTATAAAAAAGATTGAAAAGATAACTTTATGATTCTTGAACTTCTGGGTTCTCTGGTATTTGTTTTATTTTTTCTTTTAGTTCTTCAACTTCGACACCTTCTAGAATGGGTGAGTATTCTTCCATTATTTGTTTCATACGGACTTCTAACTCTTCTGCTGATAAGTCTTCTAATTTTCCTGTACGTATTATTTTTTGCTCAACATACAAACCTGCAGCTTTACCTCTAGCAACTTCTGCATTTATAGCTGCTGACCAAGCACCTTTTTTTCTAGATTCTTCTCGAAGTTTAGCTAATTCTGATATGTGTCTTTCATAAGTGACTTCATATTTTTTCTGATATTCTTCTCTCAATTGACCAATGTATTGGACCACAAGAGGATGTTTTTTTGGATTCGTTAATTCTGCAGCTGTTGATGTAGCTCTGTCTTTAGCATAACCGGCATCGATAGCGCATTCATATTTGTTCTTACGACCTTCGTTGGTTACAAGTTCATGTGCAAACTTACGTTGCATCTCTGTTAATTCTTTGTGTCTACCCATTATTCTTCTAATTCTTTTTGTTCTTCCTTAAACCCTTCCATTAGTTCTTCATGCAAGGTCTTTTCTTTTTTAAAAATTCTATCAAATTCTTTTTTGTATTTATCGTTTGTTGGTCTAGATCTACCATCCCACTGTCTACCTTTTTCTTTGGTCATGTGTTGACTAATAGCGTAGTTTTAAGTATAAGTCAATTGTTGACAGTTAACTGGTTCTTGTCAACTATAAACATTAGGGTGGGGAAGCGAGAGTGGAACCACCCCTTTGAAATTATGATAAGCGGAAAGTTATTTAGACAGATATTAGATAAGTTCTTAGTTTCACCTGTAGTACAAAATGCGAGAGTGCAAGTGTGTTTACCTGATGGATCTTTTTATGACATCAAAGAAGTAAAACTTCTTGAAAATAAATTAATTGGTGTTAGAGAAAGTCATAGACTGGTAATCACAATTGAACCGGAAACATACAGGATGGGCAAAGTTTTGAAGAAGGTCTAGCAACGTTGAAACCTGAAACAAAATTTTGGCATGATATTAGAAAAAATTTTAAAAATATTACATTCACACGGCTTGAAAACCTTAGCGCTTTTGGTACTCCCGATCTATTGGGGTATAATAATAATTGCCACTTTTTCACTGTTGAATTAAAAGTTGTAAAGGGTAGGAAAGTTCGATTTTCACCCCACCAAATTAGCTTCCATATCAGGCATCCACTGAATACATTTATCTTAGTTAAGAAGCTCGCTCCTAGAGACTCGAAACTTGATGAGATCTTTCTTTACAAAGGTTCAGATATTTTAGAGCTCGCCGCTTGCGGCTTGTCGCTTGACGCTTGCTGCTCGGGGCTTGAAGCTTGCGGCTTGCTGCTTGATTCTTTAGACGCTTGAAGCTTGCGGCTTGCAGCTTGCTCCTTCTTCGCGCGCTTCCGCAGCTCTTCATAATACTTAGGATGTTTGAAGACGTGACTCACGGTTAATGTTTACCGTAAGCCACATTTTTAACAGAAGGGTCCCAGCATGCCCGGCATTCTTTGCATTCGTTGTTTTGATCAGGCGCGGGACAAGTCCTGCCAGCTCCGGATACTACCGTTGAAGTGTTAGGCCAGCTAGCTGCTGCCTCCTGGTCCACCATCGGCATGCTAAATCTTAAAGTTAAATTGTCAGGTTTTTGATTTAAATAGTCTTTGGTCCAAGCTTCTCTAGTTGGTAACCAGTGACTGGTCTCAGGCGTGAGTCTTGCAACTTCGAAAATCTTCAGCAGGTGAGCTTCGTCCTGGACGTCGCCGCTGTCATGCCATCTAAACCATTTAGATTTTTTAGAATTGATAAGCGCTGCCATAGCGTTGACCCATTGCGGGTGATTAATTGATTTCAATCGTCTGTATTGAGCGGCCTGAACAATTGGAAATACATAACAGCCTTTTTCTGCATAGCAACCTTCACAGGTTGAACCTTTAACATTTTTTAAAATTCCGCCAGTCTTGCATTCGGCTGCTGGTATACCATACGCCCATCCGGGCATCTTAGAGGGTTTTGCTAGTCCTCCAACTAGTTTTAATGCTTCACTTGTTTTCATTTTTATACCTTTCTGTTGAATCTGTT